GCTTCTTTAGCACCGTTACCCTTAGGTAGTGTAGTGTCTTTAGATTCTTTGCCTGCTGCTGCCTTACCTACAGGTGAAGTCAAGCCGCCTTCTGCATTGCCAGTACCGCTAAGGTCTTGCATTTCAGGATTGGCGTTTGAGCTACCTTGAGTAGGATTAGAAGCATCACCTTGCTGCTTATCTTTAGGACGATTTGCTGCGCCCTCCATAAGCTCTCGGATTTTGGATTCTACACCCATGTTTATTCTCCTATTAGGTTGTATTACTGTGTTCTGATATATATTTATAAAAAATTAAATCTTAGACAACTTAGTTAAGAAGTTTTCAAAGACTTGTAACTTTACAGCCTCAAGCTCTTTAGTGCTTGCTGCTCTAATCATTTCTTTGGACTCTTCTAATTCTTTTTCTTGCCAGATGCCGTTCACAAATGTCCACTCTTTATTCTCCATGATGCCCTGTACATAAGCATCTGGAGCTGAAGGATCGGCAACAATGTCAGCAGCAGTAGCTAACATGAAGTCTTCTTGAACTTCATTGACACCGTTTCTTTCTTTGAGTGAACCCAATCCACGAGAGCTAACACCTAAGCTGGCACCCTCGTCAATAAGTTCTTTTACAATACGACCCATAGGTGTATCTAGAATCTTTGCTCTACCGATATAGTTGTCGCCGTCTTCTTTAAGACCAACAATCATATGAGAAACACGATCAAGATTAACTGTAGGACCATCTGGATGTCCTAGTTCACCGTATGCTCTCTTCTTCTCGATAGATTCTTTTGTATAACGAGCAACCTCTTTCTGCATCACTTCTTTAGGATACATTCTACCATTACGGTTCTTGAGGTTTGACTGTAAGAAAACACCTTCGATAAAGTGTGACTTCTTACCAGTCTCTTCGTTAAGTTCAGAGATATATTTAATCTCTTCTGTAACTTCTTTTATTAGTTTCATTATCCTAAGTCTCCGTCAGCGCCTTGATGCTGTTGTGAACCGTAACCAGATACTTTAGAACATTCAACAATGATAGTACCTGCTCCGTCCATTTCTACAACAATGTCACTAGCATTTTCTGTAATATCAGCAAAGCCATAAAAATCTAGTTTGCCTGAAAGTGATAAGTTGTATAGTACTTTTGAATTTCTAGTAATAGTACCAGTAACTCCTGTGTCTAGTGCCCAGTGAATAGCACCAATATTAACAACAGGTGACGACTGAGTTTCAGTTGCCTTTTTAAGTGTAGTCGCTAATGCAATAGTGCCTGCTGCAGGAGTACTACCATCTTCTCTGACAGCCACAACTCCTTGAACCTGTGTTAGCTTTAATGTGTCTACTGTGACCGCCATTTTGCTCTCCGATTAAACCTATTTGTTTACTAACTTGTCTGTGGCTTTCATGATGCCAGCTTTTCTTTTTGCGGCACCTTTTTGAAATGCACCTGCCAAACGAGTGTTTACATTTTTTTCAGTACCAGAAGGAGTTTCTTTGGCATCTCTTTCATACTCTTTGCCCATTCTTTCACGGGTGCCGTAGCTAGTAGTTGCTTTCTTAATGTAAGAACCTAAAGTTTTTTTAGAAATCTCTTCGATCTCTTCAACTTCTTCAGAAACTTCATTTTCAAGAGCTTCACTCATGTTCTTGTGATTGCAGTCACATCCTTCTTTAGGATTCTTAGGATCGCATCCACACTCGCTGCATTTTTTTGCTTCGTCTAAATTTCTAAACTCTTTAAATGTCTTCATTTTCGTCTCCGACAGTTTCGGGTTCGGCGGCAGGATCAACTTCCATGATATGTTCTTCGCCGTCTGCTAACCCCATCGCTTGTAAATCTGGATTTTTGAATACGCTTTTTGCAAGTTCTTGTTTGTAGTCAGAGACCGCAGCATTAGCTCGATCCATCATAAGACTATTAAATTTATCTTGAACTTCACTTGCTTTGCCTTGTGACATACTTTGCATCATTTCTCTTATTGCTGCTTCACGATCCATTACTGTTCTCCTGTATCTTGTGGGACTTCACTTTCTTGCTCAGGCGGTTGCTGCTGAGTCATCATCTGGAAATTTTGATCTTGTGTTATAAACGGCTGCTCAAGTTTCAAATCATTTTCAATTTGTTCAATTTCTTCGTCAGTAAGCATTAACACTTCTCGCTGAACATAAGACTTACTGAACAACGTGCCGATGTAACTTGCCATTCCGTTTAGAACTTCTACTCTACTTCTAAGTATTTCTTGATTCTTAGACTCAGTATAGTAAGCATCTTGTGCAAACTTGTATAGAAGATCGTCTTTAATATCTGTCCAATCTTCTTCGGTGATAATGTTTTTCAGAAGTAACTGAGTCTTCAGCAAGTCATCAAACATTACACCAAACTTTCTTCTGAGTCTAGATACAAACTTAGTAAACTTTAATTCGTCTCTATTGATTTCAGCAGATCGGCCAAAGTTTAGACCTGCTTGCTGCTGTAATCTAGAAACAGGAACATTCAAAGACTGATACAACTTCTTTTGGAAGTATTCTACGTCTTCGATTTGTCCCAAATTTTGTCCTGCTGGCAAAGTATCAATGGAAGTACCATTGCTGCCTTCTCTTCTTGGAAGCCAGAAATCTTCGAGCATAGACATAAACTTTTTGTCATCACGAATTTCGCCACTGCTAGCATCATAGACTAACTTGTTACGATAACGATCCATGATATCTTTGAGGTACTGCTCTGCTTTGTTGGTGGGCAGATTACCTACATCAACATAAAATATTCTTCTTTCAGGAGCCCTCGTAATCCTATAAATGACTACGGCATTCTCCATCATTCTAAGTTGATTTGCAGGGCGTATAGCCTTATGCAAATAAGAAAGTGCTATGTTTTTGTCTTGGTCAACTAAACCAGAAGGACAGTAAGTAATAGCATCTTTAGTAATCTTTAGTGCGTTATCATTAGCAGGTGCTTTGTATTGTGCTGCTTTCTGTGAGAGTCCTTTTTCATTGAAGATGAAAAATTCTTCTACGCTCTTAATGAACTGTACGCCTTGCTCATTTTTTTCTTTGTGTACTTCTTTGACCTTTGTAATCTTACGTGGGTCAATGTATCGAATGTCTCTGATACCCTTTCTAGGATTTTCAGTGTCGATAACTTTATGAAAGTATAGTCTTCCGTCAATGTACCATCTTCTAAAATAGTCTTGTGACCTGTTTTTAAAATCTAGTAACTCAACAATGTTCTCAAACTCACCTTGTATTTGTTTTTTTACTGCATCAGAGACTTTCAATCTATCTGTGTCTAGTGTCACAGGATCTTCGTCATCTAAATTAGCAATAGCATCATCAATAATATCTTGAATAGCAGTATCCACATCAGCCATAAGAGAAATATCTCTGTATCGCTTGATGAGTTCTGCTTCATTATTAGCAACGCCTTCGAGATCAAGGTAGGTACCGTAATACCCACCTGCTCGTATGCTTTCTACACCACCTTCATCAGAAGGAGCCACGAAAGACTTTTCAGTCTTAGGCGGCTGCTCCCGGGTGATGTTAAACCCAAATATATTCATTCTAAATTAAATCCTTATTCAATCCTACGACTAAAAGTTGTCGTAGTTTTGGTACTGGAATGTCACTGTAAATTCTTCAATAATGTCGTTCTGTGCGTACTGTAAAGCAATCTCAGACATTTGGATTGGGAATGCATTGCGTAGAATATAAGTACCGCCACGCAAAACTTCATCGTTTCTGTCTAAGTGCTGAACAGTAACGTCTGCTTGATAATCAGCAGGGTTCAAGATGCCAGTATTTTCGGCAGATGAATTCATACCTTCCATCCATTGTTCGAATGGACGACGGAGTGACTGCTGAGTATCATTGACAATAGTGATTGTCCAAGGATCAAAAATCCTTTCACCTGCCAACTTAACTTCACGACCTCTGTACTGAATGATCGCTGGATTAACAGTTGATGCCGGAACTGCTGCTCCGGTCACCAAAATACTGTTTGAAGTATCAACGCCTGTTACGTAGCTTGGGAAGCCTAGCAAGACTCTAAACTGATTAGGTCTTGCTCCTCCGGCACCTAGGCGAGCT